CTGCCCAGCCCAGGAACAGGGAAACCAATGTAAAAATTGTCGTGCATGCTGGGATAGATCTGTTAAGAATATAGCATATCCAAAACACTAATGCCCCGACCAGCTAAAAATATATTTACAGAAAAATGGATGCGTGAGTTTAAGGAGATGCTCCGAAAGGAGCAGGCCGCAAGCAGCAAGCGCCAAGCTCCAAGCCGCAAGCGCAAACCTAAACCAGAACCTAGTTCAGGTTCTGAAGCTTCAAGCAGCAAGCTTCAAGCGTCAAGCAACAAGCGTCAAGCTTAGGCCTCAAGCCACAAGCTACAAGCTTCGAGATCCTTGAGCCAGGGATCAAGAAGTATTGAACAAGTTTCGAGGACCTTTGACCAAGGGCCTCGACTAAGATAAATGTATTCTTCGGATGCTTCTTATGGAAGGCAATTTGATGGGGTGAAAACCTCACCTTATTTCCTTTTGTAACTTTTAATTCTAATGTGAAAAATGTGCCAGAAGTATTGTAGCCCAATAAATCAGGAGTGCCGAGAGAGCTAAGGTTTTCAATCCGAATCCATGAAATTTTCTTACAAACTTTACGTAATTTTTTATGTAATTTAGCCTCTGGGCCCATACGTTTTTTGGGGTTACGTCGTCGTCCATTTAATAATCTTTCTGTAACTTTTCAGGTAAGATTATATTAGATGGTTTTTGTGTTTTAATAACTAACCTGTGCGCTGTATGACCTTTGTGTCCTACAATTGGCACAGCATTTTCATGTACTTCAAGACGTCTAACATCTGCAAGTTTACCATTTAGTTCTACATAGACCTGAGCATTTTTAACTGCATCTGATCCTGTCGTGAACTGAGCAAGGAATTGTTGTAAGTCCTGTACTCTCATAGTCCTGCTTTAGATAGCATCTGCTGATAGTTTAATACTTTCTCAGCTAGAGCTTTATTCTCTAGCTCTAAGTTTCCTAATCTCTTTTTTAAGTCTATCATCTCCGGTGAGTTAAGCCCAATTGTTTTAATTAAAGTTAATTCATTCTGAGCTTCTTGCAATTGCTTTTGCAATTCACCATTTAAACCCTGATGTGAACTATCTATTGTACGGATGTTATTATTCTCTTCTGCTAATCTGTCAATATCTTTTTTTAAACCAATAACTTGTGCAGACAATTCATTAACAATACTCTTATGACCATCCAATTGATTTTTAGTTTTAATCCACTCAGACTCTTTCATTTTGTAAGCCCAAATTTCTTTTTTGTGTTGTTCGATAATAAGACTTAAGTCTAGATTACCTCTATTATCTTTATTTTTGTCATCTTTCATATATTGACAATATAGGATAGTTACCTTAAATTGTCAACTATGGGAGTTCCTAAAAGATTAACAGAAATGCAAAAAAGATTCGCAGAGTTCATCGTATTTGGTGGACCAGACGGACCCGTCTCCCAAGGGGAGGCAGCTAAACTAGCTGGATACTCTGAGAAGAGAGCTAGACAAGAAGGATCAGAACTAATGAATCCAAGACTATCCCCTCTTGTGGCATCATATGTAGGTAAGCTTAAAGAAGAAAGACTTAAAAAATTTGAAGTAAGTTATGAAGGGCATGTAGCTGAACTTGCTCGTATTAAAGAACTTGCTTTGAAGAAAGGTTCTTTCTCTTCCGCTGTGAATGCAGAAACAAATCGAGGAAAGGCAGCAGGATTATACATAGACAGAAAAATAATAAAAACTGGTAAACTAGAAGACATGTCAGAAGAGGAACTAGAACTAAAAATGAAACAGATTCTAGACGACTACGCTCCATTATTGAATGCTCAGACTGTTGAGGGAGAGGCAATAGAAGCTCCTAAATCTTCCGAATCTTCTTCACCACAGACAAAGGAATCATCGTCCGATCCCCAAAAGTAAAAGTCCCATCATCTTCTTTATCATATGATGCAAACAATTTAATTGCATGTCTATCTTTATTATAAAGCCAACCTTCATTAATAGGAAAGCTTAATCTCATCTTATCAAATTCTTTATCAGTAGCCCAGCCCGAGTCGCTCAAGATATCGATCCACTCCACTCGAACTTTAGGGTAAGGTATGTCGGGAGACGTGTGAGTCACAACTTGTTTTCTTCTTTTCCTAGGCATATAAGAGTTCTACCAGATAAATCACCTAATGTTAACCGGTTTCGCGCGCGCGAAAGGCACCACAGGTATGGACATTATATAATGTCCAGTTTGAGAAAAAATGTCCACTAAAATGTCCAGTAAAATCGATTAAAAGCATTGGTATTGCTATCTTTTTTTCTTTTTGGACATAAAGACACTTTTTTTTCACGTTTTTTTTTACTAACACTAAATTATCTGTAGAAACTCTTATGGAAAATGTCCAGTCTAATTTGTGCCATAATATTGCCTCAATATTGCCATATTCTCCTTGGCTTCAGCAACTTTATGTAACAATTTGTCAACCTCTCCTGTAATATCAGTGTGATCTACAATTACAGCTTGTTGAGTAGTTAAGAGGTAGTCTATTTTTAATAAAGCATCCTCCATTTCATACTGGTACTTCAACATCAAGGTCTTATATATTTGCTCTCTCATTTGTCCTCCTTTTTAGCTAATAGGTCTCCAAATCGGCCTTTCCAGCCCCATGATCCGTGGTGCGTGGTCCATGAGTCGAGATTCGCGTAGATCTTAAATCCAGCTCTCTTAGCTAGATTACAGAACGCTACGTCTTCACCCCTATAAACATGGTCTTTAAAACTTGTATCCCAGAAATTCCACATATACTTAGAAGCTCCTTCATTAACCGCTCCTATCTCCTCATTAATCAATTCAATATTTTTAGGAGGAAAATTACATTTCAATCGAGGAAATTTAATCATTAGAAACTCAAATACCCGTCTATGGATAAGCATCAGTCCAGCAGGACCTTCCGTTATCTCAATTAAATCCCATGGTAATATCTTTATATTATCGGGATCAGGGTAAGAAACAGCATAGTCTATCACCCCAGGTTTATTCTTTACCCTATAAGGAGTACATACAATATCTTTCTCCGGCACTAACATTCTAAGTACCGCTTCATGTGAGAACTCTACATCAGCATCTACAAATAACATATAATCACATCCAGAATCTAAAAATCCACACGTCGCTAAGTTTCTAGCGTGAGTAACGAGTGATGATCTAAATGATTTAAACTGACATTTAACTCCAGCTTTACCTAAGACTGAATAAGTATCTAATAAAGATACACAGGTTTCAACTCGCATAGAGTCATAACAGGGCATAGCAATATAAACACTTGGTTTCTTTTTATTTTCCACTGGTCATCTCCTTTAATAAAGTTTTTAAGTCTCCTTGTTTCATTATTTCTTTCTCATCAAATTTAAGCTCATGATACATATCTAATCTTTTTAAAAATTTATGTTTCCAAGACCTTAACTCTGCATCTTTAAACTTAAACTCTTGATAATATAAATCAGGTGTACAAACCATAATGATTCCTTGCTTAATTTCTGATTGATAAACATGGTCATGTGCCATACAATACGCGGCAATTTGTAAAAAATAATCCTCAATCCACTCAATTCTTTTAGGTCTATTTGCTTGTTTAAAATCTATAATGGTATCCATGCCGTTGTGATTACAAACGAGATCAGTACTCCCAGCATAAAGGCCAGGATAATATAGTGTAACTTCAGAGCCGTAATACTCTTCCACAGGCAGCAAACCTTCTTCAATAATTTTTTGGGCCATGGGCTTCGCCTCTTGTCCGATCCCTGTAAGATCATCGTAGCCAACTCCTGTGATATGGTTCTCCAGGAATTTGTGCATAGATGTCCCCCGCTTACTAGATAGATTCTTGATTCGTTCTGCTTCGGTTTCTCCAACTTTGGCCTTCCAGTCTTTTAAAAATTGTTGATTTTTGGTACGCCCTAATATCGTAGTCACAGACGGAAGTCTAGAACCATTTATATCATAGATCCGTGATCCTTGGTCCGTGATCTGTGTACCAGTAATATATTTATATTTATCGTTTTTCTTCATAATTTTTGAGTGTGGGCCCGAAGGCCCATCACCTTATAACCCCTCTTTACGAGGAGAGATTTTATTTTCCTTGTTAAGTTTATAACTATAAACTTTACAGAACTCATCGATCCATTCCTGTTGATTTCCAGGATGACCGAATCTATTATGATATTTTTTCATTTGATCATAACAAGTAGATATCTTGAAGTTTTCAATCTTACTACATCTCAAAAATGCCATACAGAACTTTCTAATCTGTACGAGTTGAGGCACGATACCTTTTAATTTTAAAAGTTGTCCTGCTTTTAACTCTGCATTCTCCATGTTAGCAATCTTAAAACTTCCATCTCTAAATTTAGGCATGACACCTTTAGCAGCACCTGTTTGTAGTGCTTGGTCGCCATCACCTGATAGTAATGTGATACCTATAGAGAACGGTAAGGGATAACTCTTAAAGAAATTTGCAATCTTCTTATATGTAGAAGCGTTGCTATGATTCTTATGACTGAAATGTTTTATATAATCTTTATTTTTCCAGCCTTTTTGAGAGTTATTCATTATAGCTATGTCTTTACTAGATGATTTAAGACTGATAATATACGCAACAGGAATTTTTAATTCCATACATGCTTTAAGCCTATGTTGTCCTTCGATCACGTCCATGTCTTCGTTTACAACAATAGGCATAAGCTGACCAAATCTTTGAATAGATACAACCAGCATTGCTACGTGCGCTTCATCAATATCTCTATTGTCATCAAGTAAATTGAACTTACTCAAGTTCTTTTCTAACATAACTTTAACAGCTTTATAATTGGCATAGTCTGTTCTTTGCCCTAATATAGTTGTTAAATTACCATTAGTTTTTTTACTCATAACTTTTCCTTTCTATGCAGGATTATTTTTATCTTTATATATCCATACACCATACCTACATAAAATGATGCTAGATTCATTATCGCTTTCATGGGTAACATATATAGATTATATTATAAGTTGTCAAGCATCAGATGCTTTTTTGTAGGACTTTGGGTCCCTCTGGGTCCCCTAGGGTTTTTCTCTTTCTTTTTTAGCTCTTTTAGATTGTTGGTAAGATTCATCCAATTCTTCCTGTTCTTTCATAAAAGGGTCTTTCCCTTCCATTACTCTTTTTTTGAAGATTTCATCAAAATTCTTTCGATATAAATCGTTGGAAACCCTTGATTTTCCATCCCATTTTTGACCTTTATCTTTTCTACTCATATTACAAAAACAATCATAAATATACTTAGACAAATCAGCACTGTAAAAGCACTGAATATCATAAAAAATATTTTATCTTGTGGATCCATTATTTAGATTTAATTATCTCCTCCGTATTAATTTCTTTATCCGTTTCAATAGCTGATTGTTTTGCCTTCTTATCAGCGTATTTAAATTTTTGTTGTTGGTGTTCTTTTAATTTATTTAAATCTATACTCGTTGAAATATTACCTGATACAGATATTCTAGTTACATCTGAATAGAATGGTGCCACATAATGTTTAACCCACGCAGGAAAGATAAACATATCTCTTTCGCTAGGTGTAATAGATTGATAAGTAATAGCTTGTCTGTTGCCTTCACCATATATAAATCCTAGTGATCCGGGTCCACCGGAGTTGCCTTTATAATTTTTTTGTTCTTCTATAATTTCTTCTGGTACCTTTAAGAATATAACAAACGATAACGCATCTGAGTGGTCATGCGGTGGATTAAATTCATTCTTTTTCATATAGTTAATCCATAAAGAGTTAAGTAAATATTCTGGTGGTTTTTTATACTCTTCGTTTCTCCATTTCTGATAGCCCTTGTCATAGATACCAAGACAAGTAGAAATTTCTTTAACAAACATTTCTCTCTCACGATAAGCATACTCTTCTTTAATGATGCCAGCGAGTCTGGAACTATAATCTAATTTAAGTTTACGACTTGCTTCTCCTTCTTCTAATAGTTTCTTTTGAAATTCTTCAGATATTTTAAGATGCATAACACAAGGTCCCCATGTTAAAATACCATACGTAACGTTCTTTGGTTTATTCAAGACTCATTGCCTCCTTATATTGTTGTAGACTAACTACTTTACCTTCAAACATATAATCAGGTGCATAATGATCTATGATCTTTTCAATCTTTTGCATCTTAACTTGTGCATAAGGCCATAATAATCGAGCTACATAGTAGGCATCTCTAAATGTACATCTCCATCTCCATTGCATTAAGTAGCGAGTACCATTCTTTCTAAAACCTGATCTAGGTTTTTTATTAACGGTACCGACTTTTAAAAGATCATGTACCCAACGAATCACAGATTCATCAGTCATAGTTATTTCCATACTAATACGCATGCTATTTGATATTCTGTATCCTTTCCCTTTATGTTTCTTTTTCTTTTCAGGTCTTCTGGTAAAATTAATACTACCTTCTCCATCAAAGAGTCCTGCAATGTAAGCTATACTACTTTCACTTATCATTAGTTAATATCCACTTTAAACTTGATGTTGTTGGGTCAAAGCTGTCAAAGTGCTTACAACTAGTTAGCAGGAGTATAATTCCAATAAGAATCATTGTTTTCATGTTTAATTTCTCCTGTAGATTCACATTCCCAACACTGATGGATTGTCACTTCTCCATCTTCTTCTTGTATTGTTTTAATGTAGCCATTGCCCTTACAATTGTGACAGATGACTATCATTTTGTTTCCTTTATTTTACCATTAAGTTTTTTTGCTTTTTCATTTGCTAAACATTCTACAGTCTTGCTAATAGAAAGTTTTGCATCGGGCAATAAAACTTTGGACAATGATATTAAAGTCTTATATGTTTCGTGCGTTAACGAAACATTTCTATATTTTGTTATATCGGTCATTTTTACCTTTCATTTAATTATGAGCAATATATAGGATTAAAGGGAGCTTTGTCAAGATGAAATTTATATTAACTATGATTATATGCACAAGTGTTTACAACACGTGCTTGCCACCACATCAGATGGATGAAGTATATAATACCCACTATGAATGTATGATTGCAGGATATAATGAATCTATTGATAAAGCAAAAGAGATAGGACCGAAAGAAGTTAATAAGTATGGAACTGTAATTAAATTTTTTTGTTATCGGGTAGAAGAAACTAAAGAAAAGATCATCATACCTCTTCCTAAACCCAAGGTAAAAGCATAATTGACAATGTGTCCAAATTGTGTTAGAGGCTAGATAATTCTCACCACAATCACCTACTCTCATTTCCCTCTTTAGAGTGGGTGTAATCAATACATAATTTTCCATTCATATGATCTATCTCGTGTTGAATACATTGAGCTGCTAAATCATAAAATGTTTTAGTCACAGTCTTATCGTGTTCACAAAAATATTTTATTTTTATCCATTTATTTCTTCGAGGATAACCATTTTTTCCCGGCGCCGATAAGCAACCTTCAGTATATTCTGCGTGATCTTCAGAAAAATCTTCTATTACTGGATTAATAATTACAATAGGATTAGATTGACTTCGCGTAGTATCCATCACACACATACGTTTTTGATAACCTACTTGAATAGCTGCTAACCCTATGCCGTTGTTTTCATACATAGTTTTTTTCATTAGTGTCAGGAGAGCTTTATCTTCTTCACTTAATGGAATTTTAACTTTATCAGATGAAAGTCTTAAAAAAGTATCTGGGTATTTTAATATATTCATAACAACCCCCACAGTTTCCGTGCACGTACTCCTGCAGGAGCAAAGGCTCCGAGGCTATCCCGGTTAAAACCAGGGTTATCGCTTGACGTACAGGGAATAGCGCGAGGCATTATTTGGACGCCGGTCCTTTTCAATTTTATTTGCATATACATCCTATAAAATCTCCACTTCCATCATTCATCACATGAGCGTTAAGAACTTTAGAATATACTGTCAACTTTAGTCTTAATATGTCACACATATCAAAACAATTTATTAAAATCTTATCTACTAAAGATATTCCTTCTAGCATCTGTTTTGTTATTGGTACTAGATGATACATTCCATCGTTCAGGATAATAAGTTCCATCTGCAAACTCCTTTATTAATAAATACCATTTAGTTTTATATTTCAGCTTCTTCGTTTGATTCCATTTTCGAGCTACTTCGTCTATTTCTTCCAGTATTTTCATTTTTACTCCTTCCCCATTTAATAATTCTTTCAAAGTTGTGAGTCTTTAACTTAATTTTAGGACCATAAGATTTCCATGCATCCGCCATTAAGTTTAGCTCAATAACTAAATTAGTCCATTGTTTAGGAGTAATGTTAGTAACTTTTATGTTAATATTTCTCTGTTTTAAGTTTGCCATCTACTATTACTTTCGTCTGTGGGTTGTCTTTCTTATTTGTATAAGAAACCCAGCCATTAAATTTATTATCTTTAACAATAATATTTTTAAAAGCTTTCTTCCAACTCATATTTTCTACAGTTTCTGATTTGCCATCAGCATCTGTTATTGTATATGTATATCTCATATTTCCTTTCTTTATCTGTATATAGGATATCTAGGGATAATTGTCAACTATCTTTTTCTACCTTTTCTTCTTTTTTTCTGTTGTCTTTTTTCGTGTTTATTTAAGCGCTTTTTATGTCGTCCCGGTCTTTTTCTAGGTTTATCGCGTACAGGTTTAGTTATTTTCCCGAAAGAACCTTTCTTACTCATTAAATTGTCTTATTGTTATATGATCTTTATCATTTACATGAGGCATATAACTAATTTTTCCATTTATTTTTTGCTCAATATCTGCACCACATGTAGTGCATCTATAAATAGTTTTATAAATTGAAACAAATATACTTTCTTCATAGCAAATGGGACAGCTTCCATTAACAACTTGTGCTGCTATATCAACTGCTTTCCCAAATGGTCCTTTTCCGTATGTCATCTTTTTTCCTATTGTATTTTTTCTTGGACTGTACCACACGCGGCTGATAACGTCCATCACTTAATTGTTGAGCAACCTTATTTCTAGGTCTATTCTTTTTAAGGAAAAATGCGTATGATTTTTTATTCAAGGATTAATGAAAGAATTTTCTTCTCTCCCATGTAGACTTCAGTGACAGCTTTAGATTTAATACATTTATACTGCACTCTACTTTCAGCTTTTAACTGTCTCTCCGCAATACGCTTTCCTTTAAGGCATTTGCTGAGGGTGTCCATATGCAAGTGTTCCTTAATTTCATGGTCAACTATCATTAATAATGCAAATACAATCTCCGTCAAATTACCCTCCGTGTCCGTTTCCGTTAGCAAAAGTTCTTTGCTTGTCTTTTAATTTTTCAATATCAGATAATATCTTTTCTACATCTTTTTGTAAACGTTCTATGTTAACTGTGTTTGACATCATATCCTGCATTGCTGTTTCTATTTTTTCTACTTGTCCACTCATATGTTCTATAAGCATAAATTGTTCGCTATCTGCAGGAAGCGAACCAAGTTGACCCCGCGGCCATTTGATTCTAAATTCTGTATTTTCAATTAAATCTTTAGACATTAATTCTACTTGAGTAGAAAGTCTGTTTTGAGTTTCAATAATACCGAAGTAAGCCCAGGTGCCGATTGCGACCAGCGCAATCAGGCTGGCAACCGTCTTCATAGGCATTTGTACTTTAGCTTCGTCTGAAATCTTGAGTGCCATTAGTTATATGTATACCCACTTGGAGTATTACCCCCATCTTGTAGCATTTTAAATATATCTTTGTGTTGTTGCATAATTTCTTTGTCTTTATCCAACATTACTTCCATTTTATCTTGCAGTTTATCTACGTGTCTTTCAAGTTTATCTACTTTATCTAAAATTACTGCTTGTTGAGTAGATAGATCAAAAGTACGAGTCAGACTCCAACCAGCTAACGCCAGGAGAATTCCAACCAATAATGTCATTAATTTTTCAATCATTCGTATGTCTCATCTTCTGCACGCTCTTTTTCACACGTACATTCGTCACAGTTTCCATCACATTTGCACTGACAATCTTCACATTTACATTTAGTCATCTTTTTTCTTCTTCAATGTGCCACTCATTTCAAAATAGCTCTTGAGTAAATGAACTTTAAATCTGATCCATAATTTTTTTATAAAATTCATAGACCCTCCTCTATTAAAAGTTAAAATATTAAAGCGCCAACTATAAACCCGACTACAGCACACACAATTTCTCTTCTGTTGTGTAGCTGCCATATCATAAACTTATCCGTTAGTTGTTTAATCATTTTTTTCCTCCAATTCCCTAAGTTGATAGTCATAGCTTCCTTCTTCGTGCTCGTCAGTTATCCACTTAGATGTTTTCTCTACTGACCATGTTTTACTAGTTACTAGCCTATTTATCAAGTTTTTTGATGGGTCATTACCCATTGATGGGTCAAAGACTCTTAGTCTATTATTTGGCTGTATTGCATAGTTTCCGTCGTCTAATTCAATTACATGACCACATTTATGTTGATCTGGCTTTTCAGAATAACCAAAATTTAATTCATTAAAGTCTCCACCACACCAATCTATAGTAAATAAATATATTCCTTCCCGGTGTTTCTTACGTCTTGATATGTATTTCATTTTAGATCCAGCTAATTCGTAGAAAGTTGTGACTGCTACATTATAACTAAAGCAGTCCCACATCATAAGTTCATCAAGGGGAAGCTCTTTAACTCCAGGTCTTTTACAAAAGGCAGAAATAGGTGCTCGCCACCACAGCCCACCATCTTCCATCATAAAATGAAATAAAGGTACTGAATTTGGAATAGAACTAAACCCAAAGATAGTGCAAGTAAAATATTTATCGTGTGAGTCTTTTTGATCTCGGAGATAGTTTCCTCTCACATAGCATTCTATGATAGGTATGTTTGCATTTAAATAAGCCATCAGTCATTTATCTCCCCCCAGTTATCACCTGATTCGTAGTCAACTTTGTTAGGCAATTCAAGTGTAACCGCGTTTTCCATAACCTCAACGATTTTCTTAGCTTGTTCATCGCTTTCGATAGACAAATCTAATTCATCGTGAATTTGTATATGCGGTATAATTCCTTCTTTGTAAAGCTCTAACATAGATTTTTTTGTCATATCAGCTGCGGACCCTTGGATAAGTTTATTCAAAGCTTTGTATGTGTAAGCTCTCCTAATCCCCGGTCCATGTTCCCTGAGTGCTTCTTCGTGAGGCAATGCTTTATGCATCCCGAATTGATTTGGTTCCCATAAATGGAAGCGACAAAGTCGACCTAATAAAGTTCTTATCTGTCCCCTGTCCTGTGCTCTGTTAGAAGCTTTCTCCATCAACTGTTTAACAAATGGTACTCTACTGTGATAGGTGTTAAATAATTCTGCAGCTTTTTCTTTAGTAACACCTAATTCTGCTTGAAGTTTAGCCTTACCCATTCCGTAGAATAGTCCAAGGTTAATTGTTTTTGCTTGTGAACGTGGTATCTGAGCCATGTCTGCTACTGTTTGATGGAAATCTGCGTTTGAGTTTGTGTTATATGCATCAATTACATCATAGACTGATGGTAGTTTATATAAAGATGCATAGTGTACTACTAATCTTGGTTCTTGTTGTGAGTAATCAAAGACTCCCCACTTACAACCTTCTTCAGGAATAAATAATGATCTAATCTTAGGTCCCAGATCCTTGTTCCTTGCAGGAATTTGCTGGAGGTTTGGATTCTGATAAGAGAATCTTCCGGTTACTGTTCCTCCTGTCTGTGATCTTAATTGATTTATCTCTGCATGTATTCTTCCTTTATGTTCGTATCTAAGAATAGAATCTATAAAAGTTGTGTGAGCTTTATTAATCTCTCTTGCTTTAGCAATCATATTAACAACAGGATGTTTATGTTCTTGTAAAAAATTTTTAGTAAAGGATGGTGCTTCTGTTTTTTCTGTACGTGGGTACTCTAATCTTAATACATCAAATACATTAGCAATACTTCTTGCTGCCCATATCTGTGTATCAATATTTGTTTCACCTTTTATTTTATTTAATAATTCGTGTTCTGCTTTTTTAAATTCTGTTTTCATTGCATGAGCTTTGTCTACATCAACGCGTACGCCTTTAAATCTCATATCGACCAGGCAGGGAAACAATTCTGTCTCTAAGTCAAATATATCCTCTAAATCCTGGCTAATAATCTCTTTTTTCATCTCTTGCCATAACCCAAAGGTTACTTCAGCGTCTCTTTCTGCATAAGATCCAACATGCATAGCAGGTAGTTTGTACATTTCTGCTTTAGGATCAATACCCCATTCTTCTGCAGCTTCTGCTAGTGCAGCTTCATTTTTACCATAA